GATATCTACATCGTGCCCGAAGGTGCGCCCGCCAATGCCGGCGCTCTGGCCCTCTGGGACGGTGAGCCGGGGAGCGAGACATGGGTACTCCTCCCCCCGCAGCCCGGCTGGCAGGTTTGGATTGCCGACGAGGCCCGGCATGTGCGGTTTGACGGCACCGCATGGGTCGAGGTGCCCCGCCCCGGCATCGTGCCGATCCGCACGCTCACGGCAACAGCGCACACTCTGGAACCGATCGATCTGGGCAGCATCCTGGAAACCACGGGCGCTTCCAGCGTGACCGTGACGATCCCCGAAGAGGCGAGCGTAGCCTTCGAGATCGGCGCGCTGGTCAACATCACGCAAATCGGTGCCGGGGTGGCAACAGTCGCGGCTGCGGTTGGCGTGTCGCTCAACGGTATTGTGGGCGGCTCGGTCGCCCTCGACGGCCAGTGGTCCGGTGCGGCGCTGGTGAAGCGCGGGGCGGATGCCTGGGTCATTCAGGGCGCACTGGCGGGAGCGGTTGCATGAGTCTGCTGATGCTGCGCGCCGCGATCCTGGCGCAAGGCGGCGACGCGGCCCCACCCATCGATATCGGCGGCGCCTGGGAACTCGACGCCACGCGCACCCCCGCAGGCTACACGCTCTCGAATGGCAACCAGACCGCTATCAACACTTCAGGCGGCAGCGATTACCGTCGCTGGGTGCCCACAGCGAAGGCGATCCTGCCCTCGGATGGGCGGCGCTATTGGGAGGTGTTTTGCGCCCCCGGTGGCGCGGCCAGTTTCGACGGCTATCTGGGTGTGGTCTCCGTCGAACAGCGCGACGACTTTGACGCAGGCGACAACCCGATCACGCTGGGCTCGATCGGCTATCGCGGCAACGGCTCGCTCTGGTCCTCGAATACCGGCACCGCCAGTCAGCGCCTGACCGGGCTCGCTCCTTTTGGCGCCGGCGATGTGGTGATGTTCGTGCTGGACCCGGCCAGTGCCAGCCTCTGGATCGGCGTGAACGGCGTCTGGCGGGATGATCCGGTGGCAGGCGACGCGACATGGACCGCCGCGCCCAGCGCCGCTTTCCACCCCCAGATCCAGGGCCGCGATCCTGACGATGGCGGAACCCTGCGCTCGTTGCCCTCGCAGTTCAGCTATCCGGTCCCGCCCGGGGTGAAGGCGCTGGGCTTTGAGGAGCCCGATCTGTCGATCTTTGAGGCCCATGCCTTCATCGAGATCGGATGGGATCGCGACCTCAGCGTGGCCGAACTCGAAACCTGGTTCGATCTCGGCGGTGGCACCCGTCTCACATCGGGCAGTGTCTCGCTCTTTCTCGATCACGGCGGGGGAGAACCCCTGACCGCCGCTCATGCCGCCCTCTACATCGAAGTGGAATTGCCATGACCTACATCCTGCATCTGGGCCATCAGCCCACCGACATCTCCGGCATCTCGGGGCTATTGAGCACCGTCGCTGCCGGCTTCGACGACACCCTCGATATCAACGGCATCCGCTTCAACCGCTCGCGCACGCTGGCCGCGCCCTTCGCCGTCGGATTCCCGGCGCCGTCCGGGGATTTGTGGCTGGGGATTCGCTACGTGCCCCCCAACCACGATTCCGCGAGCATCACCCAGAGCAACGCCGGGTTTCTGGAGTTCTTTGACGCGGACAATGTCAGGATCGCGCAGATCCGTCCGCTCACAAGCACCAACCGCTATCATGCCGAGGCCTTTGGCGACACCACAGTGCAGGGCAGCTCCAGCTACATCGCCGCCAACGGCCAGCCGCAATGGGTCGATGTGCGGATGGCGGTGGGCGCCGAGATCACCATCGAGTTCTTTGTCGATGGCGTGTTGCACAGCACGGCGACGGCGGCCAATACCGGCGGCAAGGGCAAGCCGGTGCGCGTGGTCTTTGCCAATGCCAACCTGCATGGCTCCTTCTCCAGCCGCACCTGGTATTACGCGCATATCGCCGTCCTCGACGGCGTCTCGACCATAGGGCGGCGCTTCGTGCGCCGCAGCCCCAACGCCATCGCCAGCTTCAACGAGATGGTGGGCAGTATCGACGCGCTCAGCGACGGCGACATTGCCACACGGGTCGCCAGTTCCGCTGCGGGGCAGCGCATGTCCTTCTCGCTCACCGGCCCGACCGGCCCCGCCTCAGTCTCCGCCATCGCCGGCGTGCATCTCAAGCAAATCGCGCAGGCGGGTACGGACGGGCCCGACGCCACGGCGGGCTTCTTGCGCATGGGCGGCGTGAACCATGACGCAAGCCCCGTGCCCGTTCCGAGCCTTGCCCCGCATCCGGTCTATTCCAGCTGGGCGGTCAGCCCGGCCGATGCCAGCCCCTGGAACGACCTGACCCTGCCCACCGAGGTCGGGATCCTCTCGGCATGAGTCCCCGTCGCTCCGGGCAGGGCCATGTCCGCATGCCGGATGCCGAGTTCGAGGAACTCCTGGCCCGCGCTGCAGAAGAAGGTGCCAGACGCGCGCTCGCGGATGTCGGGCTCGACGGCCAGGAGGCCGCGCTCGACATCCGCGATCTGCGCAGCCTGCTTGCCTCGATCCGCTTTGTGCGCCGCACCGCTGTGCAGACCACAGTTCATATCATCACCACGGGCGTGATCCTCGCCCTACTCGCTGGGATCGCCCTCAAGCTGAAAGTCTTCGGCTCGGGCAGCTGATCCCCGCAACTGTCGCGCGCGGCCACACACCTGACAGCGGTCCGCGCCTTTGATCCAGCCGTTCACTCACTCTCAATCCCCGTCCCCTACCGCCTTTCGGGCGGTGGGTCATTTCCATTTGCCCTCAAACCTTGTGGAGAGCCTGATGTCTGACCCCATCCGCACCTTCCGTCATTTCCGCGAGGTGCCAAGTACCCTCTGGCGCTGGCCCAACTTCTCGCCCGCCGAGATCGCCTGCCGTGGCACCGGCCAGTTGAAGCTGCACCCGGAAGCGCTCGACAGGCTGCAGGCCCTGCGCGACCGGCTGGGCAAGCCGCTGATCGTCCGCTCGGCCTATCGCAGCCCGGAGCACAACCGCGCGGTCGGCGGCGCGCCGCGCTCAAAGCACATGGACGGTACGGCCTTCGATATCGCCATGTCGAACCACGACCCTGCCGCCTTCGAGGCCGCCGCCCGGGAGGTGGGGTTTCGGGGGTTCGGGTATTACCCGCGCTCCGGCTTCATGCATGTCGACCTTGGGCCGGCGCGGTCGTGGGGCGACCCCTTTCCCCTCCGCACGCTGCCGTTCGCCTCGGAGACCCCGCCCGCGCGCGAAGCGCTGGCCGCGAGCCGGACGCTGCGCGGCACGGGCGCAGCCGGGGTGGCGACGGTGGGGGCCGCCGGGGTCGAGGTTGCGCAGGAGGTGATGGCCGAGGCGCAGGGCGCTGTCCTGCCGTTGGTGCCCTACCTCGACACCCTGCGCTGGCTGTTCATCGCGCTGGCGCTCGGCGGAATTGCCCTGGCCGTCTGGGCGCGGGTGGATGACTGGAAGAAGGGCCTGCGCTGATGTGGGCTAGCCTTCTGGCCGGGATCCTCTCGCGGCCATGGGCGCGGCGGGTGGCGGGCTTCATGCTCGTCGCGCTCACCATCACCCTTTTTCTGATCAATCTCCGCCGCACGGCCGAACGCGCAGGCCGCGCCGCCGAACGGCTGGAACAGCTGGAGATCAACGATGAAATACACCGCCATATGCTGGATGCCGCCGCGCGCCGCCCTCGTGATCGCCATGCTCTTGTTGACCGCCTGCGCGGGGGTGGGTTCTGACGCCCCGCCCGGCGCCTGCCCGCCAGTGGTGGAGTACAGCCGGGCCGAGCAGGCGCGCGTCGCAGAGGAGGTCGCGGCGCTGCCGGAGGGGGCGCTGATCGTCGAGTGGCTGGCCGATTATGCGGTCCTGCGGGACCAGGTCCGGGTCTGTGCAAACCGCTAAGCTGGGCCCACCGTTCTGAATCGTGGCGCGGCCACGCGGATGCCGCTATTCTCGGGCGATGAACAGAGACGACGAAAAGCGCATCGCGGCGAAGCTGGCCAGGATCATGGCCATGCTCTGCGTGCG